TGTTGGCTTGAGCAGTCTTTAACTTGCGCACTGTAGCTTCTACAGCCGCGTTTGTTCCCTGTGTCTTTAATTGGTCCTTGTAACCCTGAGGGTCTGCAAGTAACCATAATGCTTCTGATACCAGTGTGTAATTTGGTTCTACAAACTGGTACTTCTCTAATAGATGACCTAATAGATTTGTGTTCTGTCCTGAAATAGATGGATAAGAAGGATTAACTAGACCATCATATAACATAGACTGTGTCTTTTTATTAACCTTCATCTCTCCAAGTTTACCCTCCTTCAATGTATGATAAACGTTAGCCATATAGTTTTCAGAGGCTTTTTGCTGCTGCTCTCTTTTCATCTCCTGTTCTTGGAGCTTACGTGCAACAACCGCTTCAGACATCTTATCTAACTTTGGTTTAAATTTGTTAGCTTGCTTTTCTAACTTACCTAAGTCTTTCCAAATCTCAATCTCTTCTTCAATATCTTCTGGTGTACCATACCCTGTTGATGCAAGGTACTCTCTCACAACCTGTGATTGCCCTTCAACAGTAGTAGTATCAGTACTACGAGTTTCTTCAACCTGCGCTAAAGTAGAAAACAGACCTTTAAGATCCTGTCCTCCATCAGCCACATACTTAGCAGCAACCTGTAATTCTTGAGGTAAACTATCAAAGAACTGTCTAGGAGTCTCACGTCTAACTTTATTAGCTCTCTCATCCATATTAGCTTGAATGAGTTCCTTCCAGTCTTTTGCAGAATAGTCTTCTAATTTTTTATCATCGTCAAAAGGAACTATCTCTCCTTTATCAATCATTTGAGTAAACACATCTGCCATACCTTCAATACGACGTCTACCTTTGGCTGTTGACTTACCAACCTCTTCTTCAGCCAGCTCTAAACCTTCGTTAAGGATTTCATCAACTTCGTCAGCTGAGACTGAAGGCTCTTTAGACTCAGATACCTGTTGTACTGGATCAGCTGTACTCCCTTCAGATACCTCTTTGTTATCCTCATCTTCTGCCGTCTCTTCTTGTTGTGAACTCTCCTCCTCTGGTGCTTTTTCATCTAGAAATGATAGGTCTACGGCCTCTCCTCTAGAGAAGACGTTTGGTTTTTTAACTTCATCTTCAGGTAGTGTAATAGAACTAGCCCCGGGAGCTCCTGCAAAGATCTCATCGAGGTTAACTTCTACTTTTTCTACACTGGTTGTCTCCATATTTGCTTCGTTAGCCATCTTGTTTTGGTTTTAATTAATGGTTGTTACATATACAATATACTTTAACATCTAGAATAAACCTTAGACATTTGAGTTATTGTTATAATTTTTTCACAGTATATAGCTAAGACTTCTTCTTCTTCTTTTCTTTCGTGTCTTTAACGTCATATTTGTTTTTATTCTCACGAGCTATCTGTAAATTCTTACTAGCAATATCGCGCTGTGTAGCAAGCTTCTCCTTTTCGAGTGAGAGCTTCGTTTTACTGTCAGCATTGTTAACAGTTGCTTGTTCGCGCTTGAAGTCCATCTGCTCTCTATATTGATCTCTCTGGCGGATGTCTTTCATAGCATCCTGGAAATCACTCGTCTTATTCTCATCTATATCAACCTGTGCTCCATAACCTGCAGATCTAATCTCAGCAACCGTAATATCCTTTTGCCTCTCAGCTTCTTGCTGTGATGTTTCAAACTGACGTTGTGCTTCTGCCTCTGCTCTCTGAGCCTCAAGCTGCTGCTGTTGCATTTCCTTCTGCTGTTGCATCTCTTGTTGCTTCTGTGCAGTTTGCTTAGTTTCAGCATCTTTAAGTATATCAGACACTTCAGCAATAGAATCAGATTTAAGTACATTACCTAGATCATATATAGAAGCTCCTGTAGTGTTATTTTGCAGAGCCATCTGCTTTAATTGCTCTAACGTAGCTCTATGATTTGTTTTAGTTGTAGCAAACACATTAAAATCTCTTAGGAGAAGATCATTACCATTAATAGTAAAATTAACTTTCTCAGCTTCAGTAGTCATATAGGTAAGACGTACTGAAGGATTTGTGCTATGGTAATGCTGAGCAAGATCCGTTCTCATTTGGTGTACTCTAGGCATTAAGTGATCTGCATGTTGCGTAAAGTACATCTCCGTCTGAGCATAAGATTGATTCATAGCTTGTGTTACACCTGTTGCAGTCTGTTGTGCTATAGGCGATCCTAATCTCTGAGGATTAACTCCTATAGACTCAAATGCTTGTTGCTTAAAGTGGTTAGCCAACTGAATCCTAGACATTAATCTATTCGTCTGCTCCAAATTAAGAGTCTGATAATGGTTGAAGTTTACAGCATTTTCTGTATTAGTAATAGATGTATCTAATGGCATCATACCAAAGTCCTTCATTGCTACGTAAGCCTTCTCTAAATTATTCTTTCCCCAGTCTTCTCCCATGGAGTGTCTAGGTAAAGCGTTCTGGTCAAACATAATTACAGTACCTAACTCGTCTACAAGTATGTCTGCAATTTGATTGTTAACCATATTATAACCTATTTGATAAGGTTTCATTAAGTCAACTAAAGACGTAGATCGTGTATTACGATCAGAGAAAACACGACCTTCTACAGGTAGCTTACAACCATATAAAGAATCACCTCCTTTAAATTGATATTGTACTCGTCCTGGTTTACTTCTGTTTATCCCTATATAAATAGGATTAACTTCATGGTCTTCAGTTCTCCACGCGGTAGGAACATTAGGTCCAATCTTAACCCCTCCCCATACATCGTTTATCCACAACCAATCTATATATTCTCCCTCAATAAGATTATCTTTTGTCTTCTGCTTAAACAAGTGGGTATTATGAGTAGGCTTCTCTGTAACCTTGTATGTATCATCAACTATTGCTTGGATGATTTCCCCCTCCGGTGTTATCCTAGTAAGATGGCCTACCTTGCGTTGTGTCTTCCAGTAAGTTGTTGTCACACGCATCATATCAGCATCTCCCCAATCAGAAATATCACCACCTTCACTAAGTATCCACTGAACTACGTCGCCTTCCATACTAGGATTATTCCCATAGTTTGACATAAGACGTCTATAATCTAATCCCGGCGCATCTGTATTCCAAGCATGTGATCTAGAAGCATCATAATAAGATCCATCATTCTGCATACCATTAAGTAGGTATTTAGAATTTGTTGCAGGATGTAAGTGCTGCATACTTCTCAACTGCTCCTCCTCCATCAGATAACCATATTTGTCGATCACATCAGCTACAGTCATCATATCACACTTTCCTACAAAGTTAGAATCTGAAATGTATCTTGAATCTGGTGATTTCTGGTAAAAGGTTAGTACAGGATTCCATAACTCTATGTTATAGTCATCCTCATTCATCTTGAAGTGCCAGAATTCTCTGTCACATATAAGCATATCTTTAAACGCTCTTTCTTCTAATTCTGCCATTTTAAAACGCTCCTCATCAACATTCAATTGATGTGACGCCCATTCCTCCACCAAACTCCTATAGTCCTTAGAGAAGAAGTCTTCTATTTCAGGAAGAGTTTTTAGTTTTTCAGGTGCCAACTCTTGCTTGAATTCCTCTGATTCAGGGTCGGCTCCCTGCTTAACCATCTCCATGGTTAATTTATTACGTGCATCATTCAACAGGTTCTCTTCAATTAGAGCTCTCTTTGACTCTAACATCTCATTATATGATGAGTCGTCAACTGCTCTAAACTGTACTTTATTATATCTCTTAGAGAACTCGCCTAGTAAAACGTTTATCACATTGGGTATAATAGGATAAAACTTTAACTCTAATGCCGTCTCATCCTCCTTTGTCAGCGTGTCCATAAAATCTGAATATTCATTATCCTCTTCTATGATGTAGTCTGTTTTATCTATAATACCTTTTGCAAGTTTATAATTCTTAAGTAAACGACGTGCGTTCTTCTTAAGTTGATCCATTCCTTTTAATTCAAGCCAATCCAAATTCCAAGCAGCCCAATCATTGTCCTTCTTCTTTGAAGAGATAAATTGTAAGGGTTGTGTTAAAGATGCATTAACAGGAGACTTATCTACTTTGGCCCCCTTCTTGAGGTCCATTGCGTTATATACTTTCATACTAGTCTGATATTATATACTCTATATAACTATATGATATATCGGTTATGTTAGGGTCCGAACACGTTATTACATAATCTATCATTATCTTATATTTTTAAATGGGTTCTTTCTATTACGGCCTGTATTTTTAGATTTACCCTTACCAATGTTCCTAAAAGGACTCGTATTTAATTTACGCCTTTTTTGCGGCTTATCCAAAACTTCCAATGATTTATCCCTCTCTCTCCTTTTAACATATCCTCTATTGGCATGTTGCATTTTAGCAAATGAAGCTAATGCAGCAAATGCCACCAGCCTATCTACGTTAAGTCCTGGGAAATATTGTAACATTTCAGTGATTAACATTGGGTCAGGTATTCTTTCTACACCGTATGTTTTCTTATATACTTCACCATCCTCCCCGGTCTCTTCATGTGTTACTTCTCTGATAAACTCAATAGCATAGGAAATTAGATGACTCTTAAATAACGTACCCGTGTTCTTCCATCCATATTCTTGGAATACGCTTCTGTTTGAACCCAGCTCTTTTAGGAATACTATCTGACTCTTAGGTACTAAATACTTCTGTTTTCTTTCTCCTATCATATATTGTATAAACAGCGAAATATTGTTCTCAACGATAGTCCAGGCATTATACCATTCTATAATAAGTCTTAATTGGTCATGCGTTTGATTAATATCATCATATCTACCACACCAGGAGGCTACAATTTTGTCACCTTCTATAAAAGTTTCTAAACCCGAGGGTGTTTCTTTAGTAACCTCTACGGGATTTTTATAGACGAAGATGCTACACAGAGAGTCCGATGTAGTAGTCTTTCCTTCTGACACAGGGTCAACAGAAGCATAGTAAGTTCCAAAATCAGGTTTCTTAATAGGACGCTCCCATACCTTTAACACTCCTCTTTTATCCTCCTGTTTCTTGTTAACAGGGAATTCGGTAATGGGTATCCTTCTTGATACACTAGCTTTTATCTTTCCTTCTGTCTCTTCCAGATCTAGTAGTTCAAAGGAATACTCTTTATCCTCTATACGCTTCATCTGCTTTGCTAGGAATCCTTGAGGGAATACAGATTCTTTTCTGTAAGCAAAAGCTTCGGCTATATCAATAGGTTTTTGCGAAACTCTAAGTTGATATTGTTCAGCTTCCAAATCTTTCTTCCAAACTTCACGCTCCTTCTTAATCGAAATTAAGGCTTCCTCAATCTTAGAATTACCAAACTGATCTAAGAAAGGAGGCATAGACCATTGTTCTGGAATAAATAATCCCGCTACTCCTAAAGTCCCCTTATCATCCATGAGGTCTGTTTCAACACCAAGGATACCATTAGCTTCAGGATTAAGAATCATTTTCTTTAGAGGTTTACAATGATCTAAATCTCCTACGGAACCTGCAGCAATAAATTGACCAGTAGTTACCATCCCTGAAGACATTGCAGGACGCAAGTACTCGTAGGTCTTATCCATCTTTGGTGCAATACCTGCCTCTTCATGGAAGAAGAAACTACAGGGTCCACCAACACCTGCTGTAGCATTCTTCTCGAATGATGCACCTTGTATCTTAGATCGTAACCCTTTGAATGTCTTACGGTTATTGATCCTTACTTCAACCTTTTGTTCCCATAAAAGGACCTTCCCTGGATTACTTGGCCTATACCATGCTGTATGTTCATTAAGAAAGGCCGAGTACTCATCCAGGAATTTCCAAGAACCCTTGTCATTTACGTAATCCTTAAGTGAAGCACCTATCTTACACACCGAACCTTCTTCAAACCAGTAGGCATTAAGTAACTTGGCCATGTGGAAATAAGATGAAGCTATCTGCCTTTTCTTTAGAATGGCTACATGTTTATAGTTTATTTCAGCCATTATCTCATAGAGAGCCATGTGATATTGAGCATCCCTAACCTTAGCAAAACCATACTTCTTCTCCTCTTTGTCATAAATGGGCAGGAAGTTTAACCACATATAGTAGTCACGTGTTAAATACCAGGTTCTCCCTTTGTTCTTATATATAACCCCGCTTCTACATTTAGCTTTTTCTCCTTCCCAATATGAGATGTAATCCTTACTACGTATAGGTTTATCACAGTAAAATCCTTGAGTATTAAACGCTCTTGCTTCAGAATTAAAGATAAAAGCAGTTTCATCAAACTGATATTGTCCTGGTTCTTTAAATATAGAATCTATAAATACACGAAATTCCTCTATCGTTTTGAATTCCGTTTCTTCCCATACCCCTTCATTCAGTGTAGGGATTGTCTTATATAGTGACGATGACGGCAAGGATATCCTCTTTTCTCAAAAGAAGATGCTGTGCACCCTCATGTTCCATTTCTACAGGGCTAGCAAAATCACTATAACGGATAACATCCCCTTCAATGACTTCAGTAACGTTCTTTCCTACAGCTATAACAAGTGCCTTTCTTTCTTTCACCTGTTGTGCCTCTGGTATAAATATAGCAGATTCTCCGTATGTACTCTTAGCTTCTACTTGTTTAACTAGAAGCCTCTCTCCTGTAGGTATTATTTTTTCCATTATAGTTGGTCATATGCTAAACCCAGTCCACCACGAACAGTGCTTTTTTGTTCTTCCTTCATGTCTTTATAGGCTCCTTTGAATGATTGTCGTATTGCATCAAAGTTCTTTGCCGCACTGACTAGAGAGTTAATATTACCGTCCCTTCCATGCTCTATCTGAGTGTTTTCCATATAATGAGCAAGGTTATCAATCATAGCCTTAATCCCTTTATATGCCCTTAACGTAGGCGTTTCATATAAAGTAGAACATCTATCTAGCGCATATTTTATTTTAGGACATTCTAAGTCCTCATCCATATCAATTTCATCTAGAATTATTTCTTCTTTATCCTCCTCGGGGACATTAAAGAAAGGATTAATATCAGGATCAGGGCACGTCATATAAAATATATACTTATAAACTTCAAGATGTGTATCAGGGTATGTTTCCATTATAGCCTTTAAAAACTTTAATGTATAACAATGCTCAGATGGTATTACTTTACTGTTCTGAACGTCAAATAGTTTTATAAGCATTATTTATTATCTTTTAACCAGGTTATTAAAGCTCTTACTTCTCTCCTTAAATAAGGAAGTTCATACATTTTAAGATCTTTCAACATAGGTTCTCCCTGTGCATTATACTCAGTAATAGGATACCCATAATCATCCAGTCCTTTCTTTTTAAAAGTTACATGTTGAATAACCAATTTACCAGCCTTAAGTTTAGGATTATGTTTTAACATGATATACATGTATAAACTTAATTGAATATTATAATGATTCAGATTACAATCATCCAAGTGAGATAGAGGTTTATACATCTTAGAGGTTATACCCTCCCAATTAGTAAACCCTTTTTCTTTGATCTCCTTATTCGTCTTGTAGTCTATTATGTGAATCTTTCCGTTTACGACAGTTACCAGATCTGCCTGCCCGCACAAGGCTGCTGATTTTAGATAAGCAAAGTGTTCAGGGTAGACACCATCCTTTAGTTTTTGCACAGGAGCTATCTTAATACCCGTACCATCAACAATAGGACGTATGATAGGAACTACAACACCATCTCTTTCAATGGTGCTAAAGTCTAATATATTCTCCTCCCTTTGGTTATGATACCAATTTCCTAACTTAATGGCTCTATCAGTCTCATTATCCCAAATCTTTATTATTTCTTTAGGTTTAAGACCATACCATTTAGATCTCTTATTCTTAGAAGACTTCTTAGCTTGAGTCTTAGCATCAAACTTAGGTTTGAACTTACTGATGAAACTAGTCACGCTAGTCCATTCAATATTATCCTTGTCTAGATTCTCATCTATACTTTCATAACTATGTCCTTCTTCTCTGAATATTACAGCCATTTCTACTTCTCCTTATCTTTGTCTTCTTCTACAGTTTCTGTTAAGATAGCACTCCCTTCTCCATCACGCAACTGCTGATGTAATTCTTTTTCATCTTCTCTGTCCATAACAGCGTCCCATTTTTTAGCATCCCCAGTTAATGGACAAGATGCTGAAAGAGCACGTGTTTTAAACGCAAGGCTACAACCACAAGCAGAACAACAGGGTTGTGTACCAGCGGCTGCACATGACTTACCTACGGGATCCATGTTAGGGCATTTCTGACACTCTTGCCATCTAAAACTTGCTATATCCTCTATATAATCCTTTTTGAAGACGTTATTCTTAACACCTTCATATATCTGTCCCATATTCTTAAGGGCTCCAAGTAATTTACCTATTTTCATTACGCCAGTCTTTTTTTTCTTTTAGTTCTCCAGCCAATCTCTCAGCTGCTTTTTCAAATAAAATTATTTTCTCCTTTACAGGAACGTGGGCATCATACCCCTTATAAGTAGTCTTCGCCATATTACCTAGGATATCCTTATTCCTTTTGATAGCATGGTCTAGTCTTGCTTTACGTAAGTTGAATGTTCCTAAATTGGGAACAAGTATCTTAGAATGATCTAAACTCTCAAGATTGCTTCTTATCCTACCATAAAAGAAACTAATAAGATCGTCAACTAAGTCAACGTGAACTTCACACTCTTCTGCGACAGAATTAAAGAAGCTTTTATAATTCTTAGGGTTAAGTTTTATGTTCCTTTTACTCTCCACTACCTAATATTTTAAAATCTAAGTAAATATAACCCTCAGATTGAATCTTCATATCAGGGTTTAACATAATCTTCTTATTTTCCTTTACAATAAGTTGCTTCTTCTTTGCCTTCTGTATAGCATTTCTGCAAGACTGGGAGCTTTTAAAGATACCCTTCTCTGAAATAACCGTGCAGAAGGTAGTGAGGTTTGTAGTTTTTAACTTTGCGAGTTCTGTAAGGCAGCTAAGATCTGAAGCACTAATCTGAATATTATTCATAAAACAATAAGTCACAATTTGATACTTAATAACCTTTTCACGAGTTACCTTAACTTTCTTATCTACTTTATTAACAACCGTCATCGCTTAAATAATTAATGGGTCCCCTGCCGTTACACAAAGGACCCGTTAACATTAGTCTTCTACGGTTTTGAGAGCTCTACGACGTGGTGGTGCTGCCTTACTGTCAACATCCCAGTCGGCTCCTGCCTGTCCAATAATAGGACCCGCATTATTACCTTGTTGAGGTGGTGCGGCTTGTCTAGGTGCCTGTGGTCTTGGAGCAGGAGGAGCTTGTCTCTGCGGTTGAGGAGCTTCCTCAGGCTCTGCCATAGCTTGTGCTATAAACATTTGAGACTGTATACGCTCCGCTCGAGCAACTTCAATATCCTTCAGCACAACTTCATATTCTAGTTGGACCTTCAAATGAGAAAGTGACTCTTTGTAATAAGCTGTAATTTCAGCTCTCTTTTTCTCCATCTCTACTTTAGAGAGTTCTTCGGGACTTGTCGCCGCCTTTGTACTGGTTTTTTTACTCATATCATTATGGTTTTATAATTAATATATAACAAAGATACGGAAAAAGTTTAAATAAAAGAAGTTTACTCCTATTTTTTTAATCTCACACGTTATAAGTTCATTAATATCCTGTTAACTTTTCGAGGACCTCATTTATAGCGGGATGTCTATGATTATCTTCCAACACGACTTTATAGACATGTTTTGAATCTTTAATTTTCGCCATTTCATGTATAGCGCTGTAATTAGGATCTTTTAGGTCTATCTGCTGGTAATCTCCACAGAAGATCATCATAGAGTTCGTACCTAGTCTACCTAAAGCCATAGAGAATTGACTTTTGGTTAAGTTCTGAAACTCGTCTATAATTACAATACTATTATCAAATGTACGTCCCCTGAAATGAGATAGAGATACTAGTTCTATCTCTTCGGTGTCCTCCATCTTCTGTAATTTCTCGGCTTTATCATACACCTTTCGCATATTAGACATGATAGGAACGAGCCAGGGCTCCATCTTTTCCTTCTCACTGCCAGGTAAAAACCCGTTATCTTCAGTAGCTACAGTAGGACGTGTAATAATTATCTTATTATATTGACGCTTAAAGAACTGATCTAGAGCTATTTGTACTGCTAATAATGTCTTTCCACTTCCCGCTCTTCCTACAATAAAATTAAAAGGGTATAATAGTATACTACTTTTGGCTTTCTTCTGTTCTTGTGATAATGTTATCGAGAATCTCACAGATCCCTTTGGCGGCGTTTTCTTTTTGTTCTCTATAGGCATTGTCATTTATTAATGTTATTAAGTCTCTAATTTCAACACACTTCTCAAACTCTTCTTCGTCTTCAAAAAAATACAGTATACTATCAAGCTCATGCGTATCCGGACCCTTATCTAAGTCGTGAGCTATTAGGATCGAACCTTTCTCTCCTAGAAGATCTTCAAAGGTTTTTCTACCAGTGACTATTTCATATGAGTTTCTGAAAGCAGTAGCCATTATACGATTCTCCATCTCAATCTGCTCAAACTCATTTATATCGTCGTATCCATCTAGAGGATCATTGTAGTAGTTTTCCATACCTTACTTTTTAATTACAAAGTTATAATAGGATCGATATACAATCCTAATTTAATATTTTATATTTTATTTACATGACGCATGCCTACGCCCGTGTCTATCTTTACATCTCCATATTGCTTGTTGTTGTACATTACGTTGTGCATCAGAAGTTTTCTTCTCAAAAGAAAAGAGATCTCTGAGCCACCCACCACCATTATTATTATCATAATTAACTGGAACCTCCTCATCGTGCTGCATCTTATCTAGTAGAGTTTGTTCTCTCCTATATACAGGAACATTAGATGCACCTCCTCCTAAGTCACGGGGATTGGAATAATTTAGAACTCTTCTTGTTCCTACAGGGATATCTCCTCTAGCTAACGCTCTATCATGTGCTTTTGCTGCCCTATTTGCTAAACGCTCATTTCTACCCTCGCCCCAATGAAAGGGTCCACCATGATTAAATTGCATTATGTCAGCAGTTGACATATATGCTTCATTATCTATAGTCTCTCCTTTACCTAGTTGATCTACTAAGTCAAGCCATGTCTTGTTAGGAGCAACTGGAGGTATAACGTCTTGTGGACCCCCACCTTGGAATTTAGGACCTGTAGGAAATCCCGTAGTTTTTTCAATGACGCGTTTTAATCTGGTGTTATCCTTATTTCGTTTTATTTTATCCTGTAATATTTTAATTGCTAGAGGACGTAGTTCAACAGGATTTACGTCTTTATATCTCTCTTCTTTTTGCAATGTCTTTATTATAGGAGCAATAGCTTTTTCTAGTTTCTGATCTTTCTGTAAGTCGTTATCAAACCATTTGTGATTAAATATAGGATCTATTCCTTGATCCATAAATAATTGCGCTCTTGGGAAGGCGCCATACTGTTCCATAAATTGAGCATTTGGGTTTTCTCCAAATACACCTGACCAAGCATCTGATATGGGTTGCCCTTTTTGATGAAGAGCTCCTAGACCTATATCAATAGCATCAGGTACCATTAAACCTCTTGATAAACCTTTCCACAACCAGGGATGATTCAATACTTTTCCATATGGTATCTTACTGTTTTTCAATAAATTAGCTAAAGTATTACCTGCTTTATCATACCCTGCAGGTCCTTTAGTACCATAAAGAGCCTCTCCTGCAGCATCGAGTGCTTGAGGTATTCGTAATTTATCTAGCCATTTTCCTGTTGGTATAGATCCGGAAATAGCATCATATATTTTTTTAGCTGCGGCTTCTCTTGATAATGCTTTATTAGCTTTATTATATGTGACTATAACATCACCTCCTTCATCTACAACTTGACCCGTCATTATTAATTCATCCACTTTAGAAAGAACATTTGCTTTCATATCAGCAAAACCCCCTCTAAATCCTTGCTCTAACGGACCCAGTTCTAGGTGAGGAACTATATTTCCTCCTCTTATCCCAGAACGACCTCCTATTCCCACACCTGTACCACTTATCGGATTATGCAGTCCTGTTTTTCCAAACACACCCGGTGTTTCAATCCACGGCTTACCCATAACATCAAAGGGGTTGTGAACTGATATCCCCCCTCTAAATTTAGGTCCATGGTTCCAAGAATATAAACCTGGGCCCATAGCATGCATTCCACCTCGTGTTACTTCTTCTATTTGTTCATTATCTGCACGACCTAACCATGTTTGTAACTGTTGTGTATCATGAGCAGAAACTGTCGCACCAACAAACGGAGTTCTCATATTACCAGCCATTTCTATTCCTGTATATAGAAATCCTGGGGGTAAATTCATGTCACGAGTAACATCGGTTCCTGTAGCGTCTGCAAGTGAATTACCGTATCCTCGTAAGTTAGCCGTATTAAATAGTAGACCACCGCCAGGTCCTGTGGGATCAAGATCCAACTCTAAACCAATACCCAGCGGATCAGAATATGGGAAATAACCTCTGAAACCAGCTCCGGGACCACCTGCTGATGTGAATGTGAACGTAGGCTCTACTCCTGTCCTATTTAATTCATTCATAAATGAGGTTTCGTATGGCTCATTTATGACTTCTCCTGTTACTGGATCTAGTCTAGGAACATTAAATGTTTGTGGATTATGCATACCCAGTGCTTCAGTCCATCCTCCCGCTGCATCTAAAGTAAACGGATTTAAAGTACCGCTCTCACCTTGACCCAGGAAATTAGAATCTAAACCAACTCTAGGTAAGAAATTATCATACCTAGAGGGTGATTGTGTAATTGCCCCCTGCTCCATAAGTCGTCGAGCTAGTTGTGGATCTGCTACAGCCTCAGGTGGAGTACCAGGAGGTACACCTTTTCTCTTCACACCATACTTTGCTATTAATCCCTCCTCACTAAGCATGAAGTCAGGTGTCTCATTAAGAGATGTGCCTTTGGTGGTTTCTTTTCCTTTTTGTGCTTTCATTACTTATTTGTTATTGTTACGTTAGGATCCGTATTCATGTCCATGATACCAGCTCCTATATATGAAGGTATAAGATATTTAGGATTGACATATCCACCTGGAGTAAGCATATTCCAATTATACCCTGATTTACCAATTTGGTTTACATAAGGGTTTCTAAACATTCCTTGATTTAAATTAAAACTACGACCTGGGACATTACTCGGGATATTGAAACCCTTAGGACCTACACCTGAGTGCAGTACTCCTGGATTAGCTTTATCAAAGCGCATCATACGCTCGTATACTCCTAGATCTTTTGCATTACCGCGCAATAAATTAAGATTTCCCCTTAACCCTTTACCCGTTTTCAGTCCTGTTCCCAAAAACTTAGCCGATTGTGCCATTTTTGCTAACCTACCAAATGGTGTAACAGAAGCAATATCTAATCCCGCATTAAGTCCTGTGTTAAAGTTAGGATTTT